ATTAGTTTATTCGGATAACCAAGTGCGACAAATGTTTTTCAATGGACAGTATCCAGTAGGTAGTAAAGCCTATGTTCTGCAAGAACAACTTCGCAAGGAATTAAACGTTTGACAAGGACCCAATCCACACTCATGAGTACATGCGTTGATGTTTAAGTTTCCCGACCTCTACATCAGCCTTGATGATGTATCTTTTTTCGACTTTCAGCTCCACTTGGGTAGACTACGTGTAGAATGCGGGAGTTCTACACCCCAGGATCGTGGATCCACTCCGGAATCAATGCACAGATGCTCGTCTGGACAAGATCCGGAAAGCATTTGATCTGCTGCGCCTCATGAACCGGGAGATACCTGGTCAGCTTGTTAGCTGCTTTTTATACATCGCCTCACACGACGGTTGTCACAAGCAAGCGATGGAAGAAGCACTCAATCTGACCACGGCATCAGCTAGTCGTAATACCGATTGGTTAGCGGCTGGACGATGGGGAGTGGAGAGCAAAGGCTTGGGGTTAATTACCAAGGAGAAGATCAAAGGAGATAGACGCATCGCATTGCGTCTCACATCAGAGGGTAGAGACCAAGCACGTACCATGAAATCCATCATTTATGACTAAGAGATTCACATGGGGTGAAGCTTTTGACTACACCATGAAAACCAAATGGGAAGGCAAAGCTTCAGTCGAAACCAATCGAATTAACGGTGGTCACATCACCGAATTCCTTGGTCGTTCATTTCCAGTGTCACGTATTGATCAGATCCAAATGGATTTGTTTACTGCTCATATCAGAGCAGAACGTGGCATTTCAAATGGGACAATCAATCGCTGCACTACCGCTGCAGCCACATGCATCAACCATTGCGCTAGACGTAAAATGTGTAAGCCATGTGACACCTTTGATAAACTTCCAGAAGACGAAGGTCGGATGTTTTGGTACACCCAAGACGAAGTTGATCGATTAGGTGCGGTTGCAATTGACCCGTTTTATCGGACAGATCTTTATGACATTGTTTACACTGCAGCCTATACAGGTATGCGGCAAGGTGAATTATTAAAGATCAAAGTGAGAGACATTGATTTGGGTCTTAAAAAGATTCATGTTGGTGGTCTTCCTGATGTCCGAACTAAGCCCGGCAACTATCGGTGTATACCGATGCACGCACGTCTTATAAGTCTGCTTTCTAAACGTCTTGAACATGCATCACCGAACACCCGTGTGTTTGATGATGTTGGTGACAAAGACTGTTTGTATAGAGCATTCGAAAAGATCCGCAATTATGCCGGTGTCCCTGATCACTACACCTTCCACGATCTGCGCCATAGTTTCGGTACGTGGCACGCCATTGCCGGTACACCTATGCGGACCCTTATGGGACTGATGGGTCACAAGCGGATCGAGACAACCCTTCGATACGCCAAGCACACCAGTCAGGCTGCGGAAGCTGCAATGACTGCGATCTAGGCGTAACTAATGGGTGCTCTGTTACCATATTCCGGTCGCAAAGATCTTTTTTCTTGCTTCCATCCGTCGGATGTGATCCTCGAAAACCCTTGCGGACACTACGCGGATGTGGCGGAATTGGTAGACGCGCTAGTTTCAGGTTCTGGCCTAACTAGAATACGTATGTGCACAGGTCAGGGTAAATTCCCTGGCCTTTCTTTCACTCTCATCAATCCACTCCGGTATAAAACTAAACACCGGGTCTAGCGAGCATTTTTATTGGCAACAAAGGCTGAGATTCAGGCTCAAGTTGATCTTGAGCGGGAACAAATACGACAAGGACTCAAACGGCTACACGACAACACTTACAAACTTCAGGACAAAAGTTATGCCTCTGCAACTGTCTATGGGGTTACTTCTATTGACCAGCTTCTGCCTCTTGTGGATGCACGTATTCAGCAGACTCGCCGTCGTATAAACGAAGGTAAAACTGGCTATGCATTCAAAGAAATTAAGCAGTACTTAGCTGATCTTGAATCAGGAGCGGCCGCGGCCATTGCTTGCAAGATCACTTTTGACAAGGTGTTCAGCCATAAAAAATCTGCATCACTGGTCCCAAACATCACTGATGCAATAGGCCAGGCAATCGAAAACGAATGCATGATGCGTCACTACGAAAAGAACGTACCTGGATTGCTCTACACCCTGAAGGAAAACTATTTCCACAGGTCAATCGGTACAGATCAGAAGGTCAAAGTCATCACCACATTGATGAACCGACATGACGTACCGCATTGGAAATGTTGGGGACGTGCAAACCGAGTCATCCTTGGTACGTGGCTGATCGATTGCATCTGCGAAGAGAGCGGTTGGTTTCTACGTGACGTAAGGAGGCAAGGCAACAAGACACCTCAATACATCATTCCTTCCCCTGACTTTCTCAAGATCAAGGATGAGGTGATGGCTACTGCTGAAATGTTCAGCCCAATTGCATGGCCGATGTTGATTGAGCCAAATGATTGGAGCAATGAACGTCAAGGCGGATACCTCCTCAATGAGGTGATGCGCGGCTATCCAATGGTCCGTCGGGGCGATAGGACCCGTATACAGGGAGAAACACCAATTGCCTTTTTGAACCGTGTTCAGAAGGTCGCATTCACACTCAACAAGTTTGTCGTTGATGTCGCTGAGACATTGATGGAACGACGTTATGAGGTGGATAAGTTCATCCCTGTAGTAGAGATGCCAATGCCACCTAAGCCAGCCGACATAGACGACAACAGAGACTCTGAGATGTCTTATCGTCGTGCTGCTGCTGAGGCATACAACTACAACGCACAAGCGTTCAAAAGGTCATGTCGTACAAGGATGACCATGAATGCTGTCAAGGTATTCAAAGATAAGGAGAAATTTTTCTGTCCGTGGTCCCTGGACTATCGCGGAAGAGCGTATCCGATTCCTGCATTCTTGACACCACAAGATACAGACTTTGGTAAGTCATTACTCAAGTTTCATGAACAATCATTCATGACACCTGAAGCACAAGGATGGTTAGCCTTCCAATGTGCCACAACCTATGGTAAATCGAAAGAAACCATGGAAGATAGACAGAAATGGGTACGTGAAAACCTTGATCTAATCACACGTGTAGCTACCGATCCTATTGGTAACTTATGTGATTGGGAAGAGGTTGAAGAACCCTGGCTTTTCTTGGCTAGTTGTGAGGAGTACTTCCATACATGTATTACTTGTGATAGAAACTATACAAATCTTCCAGTTGCTGTAGACGCTACATGTAGTGGTCTACAAATCCTGTCTGGTTTAGCTAGAGATGCAAGTACAGCAAAGCTTGTCAATGTATTACCTAGTGAAGAACCTCAAGATGCATACAAGGTTATTGCCGAACAAGCTAAACCAAATGTACCTGAGTGTATTAAACCTTACATGGATAGGAAAACTACAAAAAGAACAGTGATGACTGTTCCTTACAATGCAAAACCTTTCTCAAATCGAGGTTACATACGTGAAGCCTTGTTAGAGAAAGGAGTTGAAGTTGATAAAGAGGATCTTACTTTAACTGTTAAGGCAGTAAGGGATGCAATGGATGTCATTGTCCCTGGTCCCATGAAAGTAATGGCATGGATTGAGAAAGAAGTAGCGAAAGCTATTGACCGAGGTTGTGAATACCTTGAATGGTGCACACCGTCTGGGTTTATTGTCGTACAGAAGCTAATGAAGCCTGAGTGTCAGACACTTAAGCTCCAATTACTTGGTGACTGTAAGATAAAAGTAGCGACAGGAGAAAGTGATCAGGTAGACAAACAGCATCACAAGAATGCAACTAGTCCTAATCTAATCCATTCACTCGATGCCTCACTTTTACATCTATCTGCACTTAGATTCTCTGCTCCAATAGCACTTATACACGACTCAGTTCTTTGTCGTGCTACTGACATGTCTGTTCTGTCAGACATTGTGCGTGAAACATACATGCATTTGTTTGCTGAACAAGATTATTTAAAAACCTTTGCCCAACAGATTGGAGCAGAGACTGAACCACCAATCATTGGCACTCTTAAGCCTGAGTCAGTGATTTATTCCACCTATTTTTTCTGTTAATGGCTAAAAATACAATTGTTACACCAGAACCTGTTGTTCTTGAAGGCTTTCAAGCTGTAATGAAACCAGGTAAGTTTGGAGGTTATAACCTCAAAGCAATTATTGATCAAAAGATGGTTGATCAACTTGAGGAAGAAAGGCCAGAACTTTTAAAATGGGCTGTATCTAAACTGTCTAATCCTAAGCGAGGCACACTTAAGCCTGAACCTTGGGAAGAAGTAGACGACAATAAATATGTCCTTAAGTTTGCGTGGAGAGAAGATAACAAGCCTGGTATTGTCGATACTGAAGGCACACCCATTGAAGATCTTGAGACGCCCATTTATTCAGGGTCAATGGTGAAGCTAGCCTTCTATCAAAAGCCATATATCTTGAAAGATAAGACTACTTATGGTACGAACTTGAGGCTGCAAGGTATTCAGATTGTCTCGTTGTCAACGTCCGCTGGTGTTGATGTCGGAGATTCCATTGAAGAGATTGCAAGTGTCTTTGGCACGACAAAAGGTTATAAGACAAATGAGCCTGCTGTTGTAGCACCTGCTGCTGCAGATGATGACCTTGATTTCTAATGGCTTTTAGATCTGGCCTTGAAGAAAAGGTTGCTGATCTAATGGTTGGGTTAGGAGTGAAATATGAGTACGAATCTACTAAGATTCCTTATACAATTATGCACAATTACACTCCTGATTTTGTACTGCCTAGCGGGATACTGCTGGAGTGCAAAGGCTATTGGGACAGTGACGACAGACGCAAAATCAAGAATATTGTGCAACAGCATCCTAAATTAGATTTGCGGATGATATTTCAATCCCCATATAACACTATCTCAAAGAAGTCTAAGACCACTTACGCAAAGTATTGCGAGAAGTTAGGTATACCTTGGGCTTCGTTTACCAATATACCTATCGAATGGTTTACGAAGAAAACGAATTCGTAGAACATATTTCATGTCAAGTGTGTGGGTCGTCAGATGCAAATAGTTTGTATTCCGACGGCCACACCTTTTGTTTTACATGTCATACAAGAACGTATGGCGAAA